AGAAGTCGCACAAGTTTATGCAAGGCAATTTAGAAAATGTGCTTTAACTGGATGGGATATTACTTTTCCTGAAACAGGGCATCCACAACAAGCAGACGCATCTATAGATAGAATTGACTCAAATAAACCATATACAATCGATAACATACAGATTGTTCACAAAATGGTTAATATGATGAAAAGCAAATACAGCCAAAAAGATTTCATAAATGTATGTAAGGCGGTGGCTGTCAAGTGGTAAGAACTCTCAATATCGGTAGTGGCAAAGACTTTAAAGAGGACTGCTTAAACGCAGACATCCAAGAAGAAAGAAAGCCAGACTGGGTACTAGACATTACTAAAGTACCTTGGGGAGAAACTATCTCTACAAGATTCGGAGAGATAAAAGTAGAAAAAGGAATGTTTAGCAAGATCATTGCTAATGATGTCCTAGAGCATATTACAGACCTAGTACCAGCAATGGAAAACTGTAGAGATTTGCTAGACGATAAAGGCGAGTTTCACATAAGCGTTCCGTATTACCTTAGTTTAGGAGCATGGCAAGATCCAACCCATGTTAGAGCGTTCAATGAGAATAGCTGGCTATATTACTGTGAATATTCATGGTATTTAAACTGGGAAGTAAGATTTTGGACTAAGCTGATTGAGTTCAGACTTAGCAACTTAGCAAAAGAGATGGATATAAACATAGGCACAGCACTAATGATGCCTAAGATGATTGACCATATAGCAGTCATTCTTACAAAGTATCCAAGCGAGACAGAAACCAGATTCGTATAAGTGTTGTAAAATAGCGACAATACCCATCACCCCATAGAGGAATGGAATGGAAAATAGTACAGAAAACAATAATGTAGAGGTTGCGTCAACAAATAAGGGTGGCGCTCCTATAGGCAATCAGAATGGTAAGAAGGGTAAGCTCTTTTACGACCAACTTAGGGTTGCTTTAGTACAAGAAGATAAGAAACGCTTACGCACTATTGCAGAGAAGCTAGTAAAGGCTGCTGAGAACGGAGATGCTTGGGCGATCAAAGAGATCATAGACCGAGTAGATGGTAAAGCTATACAAGCTACAGAGATAAGCGGAGTAGATGGTGCAGACTTAGCTAACTTGCAGACAATTAACATTGTGCTCAGAAAGCCCGATGGAAGTTAACTTTGAGTTTCCAGAGAAGATCGGATTCTTATTTGAGCCTAGCAGATACAAAGTCTTATATGGTGGGCGAGGATCAGGCAAGTCTTGGGGTGTAGCTAGAGCGTTAATCAGCGTAGCCTTACAAAAACCTATCAGAGTCTTATGCGCTAGAGAGTTCCAAAACAGTATCTCAGACTCAGTACACGCTCTGTTAGCAGATCAGATCAAGAGCATGGGATTAGAAGGATTCTTTACAATACAAAATACAGCGATCTACGGCATAAATGGTTCAGAGTTCTTGTTTGCTGGTCTTAAACACAACATTACTAAGATTAAGTCGTTTGAAGGTGTAGACATAGCATGGGTAGAAGAAGCCCAGACCACCTCTAAAAGCTCATGGGATGTACTAATACCTACGATTCGTAAAGAAGGCTCAGAGATATGGATGACATTCAATCCTGAGCTAGATACAGATGAGACTTACAAACGCTTTATCGTAAACCCACCAAGTAATGCAGAAGTAAGAAAAGTAAACTGGTCAGATAACCCTTGGTTTCCTAAAGTCCTAAGAGACGAAATGGAAGATTTAAAAGCTAGGGATTTAGATGCTTATCTCAATGTATGGGAAGGCAATACACGACAAGTATTAGATGGTGCAGTCTACGCTACAGAACTGCGTAAGGCGCAAGAAGAAAACAGAATTAAAGATGTACTGCTAGACACAAGCGTTCCAGTATCAACATTCTGGGATATTGGCTGGGCAGATATGACTAGTATTTGGTTTGTGCAAACCATAGCTGGTGGCGAAGTAAGGGTTGTTGACTTCTATCAAGATTGTCAAAAGCCTATCGACTTCTACACAGCGTTACTGCAAACCAAAGGCTATACATACAGAGATCATTGGCTACCGCACGATGCCGAGCATAAGAACATGACAGGCAAGAGCGTTAAAGACATTATGGAGAACATGGGATTTCCAGTAAGAATCACTCCTAAACTGTCTATAGCAGATGGAATCAACGCAGCTCGTATGTTAATGAATCGGTGCTACATAGACCAAACTAAGTGTGCAGAAGGACTACAAGCGTTAAGACATTATCGCTACGATGTAAATCCTGACACTAAGATGTTTAGTGACAAACCTTTGCATGACCAACATAGCCACGCAGCAGACGCATGGAGATATGCTGCTGTCGCACTAGATGAGAAACCTTTTGATTGGAAGAAACCTCTAACAGTCAACACAAAATGGATTACATAAATGGATCAGCTTAAACTAAGAAACCTGATTGATACGGAGATAGATAACGCTATTGGTTATCTTGAGACCGAGACTACAGAGGATCGTAGGAAGGCACTCGACTATTATCTGCGTAGACCTTATGGCAACGAGATCGAAGGTCGTAGTCAAATCGTTACAGGCGAAGTAGCAGAAGTTATTGATGGTGCTTTACCTCAGTTAGTCCGAGTCTTTACTGCAAGCGATGACATTGTTCGTTTCGAGCCAAAAGGACCAGGAGACGAGCAAGGCGCTAAACAAGCTACCGAGTATGTTAACTGGGTGTTCTATCGGGATAACGATGGCTTCTTAGTTCTACATAACTGGTTCAAGGATGCACTTCTACAAAAGACTGGTGTCGTTAAGGCTTACTGGGATACCAAGATAGAAGTAACCAAAGAAGAATACCAAAACCTGACAGACGATGAGCTGGTTCTTTTACTGTCCGATGGCACAAGAGAAATCGTAGAGCAAGAGACAGTCGAAGAAGTTGTAGGCAATGACCCAATGGGTATGCCTATGATTATGAGAGCGCACAATGTTAAGGTCAGCAAGAAAAAGACTGCTGGCAATGTAGTTGTAGAGAATGTGCCACCAGAGGAATTTCTAATCTCCAAAAGAGCTAGGAACATACAAGATGCACCTTTTGTGGCACACCGCAAACTAACGACTCGTTCCGAATTAGTAGCAATGGGCTTTGATCCTAAAGATGTAGCCACAATACCAAGTTCTACAGACCTAGAGTTTAGCCCTGAGAGAACAGCCCGCTTTGACCAATCTGAGCAGCCAGACGATCAATCGATGGACAGCACGATGGAAGAAGTAGAAGTATTCGAGTGCTATGTCATGGCAGACATGGATGACGATGGAATCGCTGAACTACGCAGAGTAGTCTATGCTGGTGGCGAGATTCTAAGCGATGAAGAAACGGATTACATTCCTTTTCATAGCATCTGCCCGATTCCAATCCCACACAAGTTCTATGGTAGCTCGTTGGCTGATCGTGCAATGGACATCCAATTGCAGAAGTCAACGATTACCCGCCAGATGCTTGATAACCTGTATCTGACAAACAATGCTCGTATGGGCGCAGTAGAAGGACAAGTCAACTTAGATGACTTATTAAGCGTTGCTCCTGGTGGTATTGTTCGCATGAAGAATCCGAATGCTGTCGTGCCACTTAATGTACAGCCAGTAGCTAACCAAGCGTTCCCAATGTTGGAATACTTAGATGCAGTACAGTCTAAGCGTACAGGTGTTAGCGATGCACAACAGGGCTTGAACCCTGACATCCTACAGAATGTTACGGCTGCTGCGATTGCAGCAACAATGTCGGCTGCTGGTGGCAAGATTGAGTTAGTAGCTCGTATCTTTGCAGAAACAGGCGTTAAGAGCCTTTTCCAAGGCATCCTACACCTAGTCACCAAGTACCAAGATAAACCCCGTATCATTCGTTTAAGAGGTAAGTACGAGCAGATTGATCCTCGTACATGGTCAAATCAGTACGACTTGTCTATTTCAGTAGGTTTAGGCACAGGCAACAAGCAAGAGCAAATGGCTATGTTGCAGATGGTTATGGCTAAACAAGAGCAGATCCTACAGAATTATGGTCCAGCTAACCCACTCGTATCAGTCGGTCAATACCGCACTACGATGGCTAAGTTTATCGAGGCTGCTGGCTTCAAAGATGTGGCAGAGTTCTTTAAAGAAATCCCACCAGAGGTCGATCAACAGCTATCTAACCCACCGCCACAAGACCAACAAGTCGATCCAACAGTACAAGCAATGATCGCTCAGTCTCAGGCACAGATTCAAATTGCCCAACAAAAGGCAATGGCAGATGTAGAAGCAGACAGACAAAAGGCACTCGCAGACATTCAGTTAGCAAGAGAGAAAGCAGCAGCAGAAATCCAGTTAGCAAGGGAAAAAGCAGCAGCACAGTTAGAACTGAAGAAAGCCGAGTTTGAAGTAGAAGCACAGCTAAAAGCAGCCAAAGTTGGTGCTGGCATAGCATCTAATGTGGAGATACCAGGATAATGGCATATAGTGACGCTCAAGTAGCAGAAGCAATCGCAGCATCGGTTGCTCAAGGCTTTACCGTAGATCAAGCGATTCAAGGTGGTGTTGCTAACTATGGTATTTCTCCATCGCAAATGAACTCAGCAGCAGCGCAATACATATCGCAATCACAAACAGGATCTAATGCAAGTGCTGGCGCTATTGCAAATGCGTTAAGTAGTGGTTCTACTGCACAACAAATCCAAAATAGTATTAATACTTCCAATCAAGGCGCAAACTTTGATACGCAAGCTCTTACATCTATTTATCGGCAAACAGTAGGTAGAAACCCTACACAAGACGAGTACCAGTATTTCCAATCGTTAGGTCAAAGCCAAGGGCTAACCGCAGGCCAATTAAGAGATGCAGTACGAACAGCAGCTTCTATCGAGCGTCAACAGCGTGGCATTACCCAAGACTTTACAAACCT